GAGGACGGTGGTAAGGGTTTTGCTGTTGAGTGGTTCAATGACGAGGATATGTGTGTATCTCTGATTCTAGATATGATGACGGTAAATGGCCAGTTGACACGTAGGGTAGTAGATGGAAAGTTTGTGTATTCTAAGACTGAACATTTTGGGTTGCGCTGGCGTAATTATAACTGGAAGTTAAAAGATACTGTCGGTGCTGCCCGCTAAAGATAGGTGGAGGTGGGCCATGGCTCCATTCATATGTCCAAGATGTGGCTACAACATAACATGCAACTGTAGTCCATACAATGGTGGATGTCAGCCAGTCCCGGCTACCGTTCTACCCTACAGAGGACCACCACCAATAATATATTATGACTGTTGGAGCGACGTCAACATCAAATACCTGTTTGGTGACAACTGGTCTAATGTCTCCAAATGGTTGAAGGAAGAACTCAAACCAAGACAGTTCTTACTGACCAGCAAGCTAATCAGTTGGCTAGCCAAAGCCCTGATCGGGGGACAAAAATGAAGAAAGTCTTCGTATCAGGCTGCTATGATATCCTACACGGAGGGCACGTTGAATTCTTCCTACAGGCAAAAGCCCTCGGAGATTATCTCATTGTATCTGTGGCATCTGACGAAGTTCTCTGGAAACACAAACACCGCAGACCCTCAATACCACTACAGCACAAGATCCATCTCCTCAAATCACTAAACATGGTCAACGAGGTTGTAATAGGGAAAGATCCAGAACTAGGATTCGATTTCAAATGTGAATTACTAAGAATAAGACCAGATATCCTAGCAGTCACTGAAGACGACAGATATGGCGAGGAAAAGAAAGAATTATGTAAACAGCATAATATCAATTACGTCGTATTACCGAAGACATTGAACTACGAAAAAATCAGCACCTCACAGATTGTCAAATGGGTAAAAGCACCAAGCCATGTACCTCTTAGGATCGACTTTGCGGGAGGATGGCTAGATGTCCCAAAATATGCAATAGAGGGAGGCTATATCGTAAATTGTGCAATCTCGCCTCTGGTTTCAGTTGAAGAATGGCCATATAGGATCGGCAGCGGGCTTGGAGGGTCAGCCGCATTTTCAATTCTCAGCGGGAATGATGGTGTAGACTCAGAATTGAAGCTAGGTGTCGGCTGGCAGGACCCAGCTATCATCCACGAAACTGGATTATGCGTCTGGCGCTCAGGTCCGAGACCTGTATTAGAATTTAAGGTAAATCCAGAATTCTTGAAGGAGAAAATGGCAATCCTCTGGACACAGCAAACACACGTTACACCAGATCTTGTTGATCTCAAACGGAACTATTCACTCATACACAGGGCTGGTATACTTGCACGAGATGCAGTCAAAACACAATGCTTAACGATGCTAGCCGCAGCCATCAACATGTCCTACGATGCTCAACTTGAAGAGGAAATGATCTCACTGCCTACATTTGGTGAGATTGCCAGAAAATACTGTGGCGGTGGACATGGTGGATATGCAGTTTATCTCTTCAAAGAGAGACCGACTCTAAGAGATGGTCTTGAATTCGTAGAACCTTATCTGCGTACGTCATTTTGAAAATCTACGGTCTTATCCCCCAAACATCCTGCTAACTGCTTGCAGAAGAAGCTTCTCACGCATTTCACGAAGCTGTTTCGGAGATACGCGCCGCTGGAGCGACTCATTCAGGCGCTTCAGCTTGGCATCCCTGACCGAAGGCTCAGCAACAGCATCAAAGGTAACAATAGCATATCCAGGCTGGACTTCGTAGCAGTCCTCGCCTTCATGCATCACAATCTCCATGTCACCCACGCCACGTGAAGAGACTCCAACCTGAATGCCACGGTCAATATAGCAAGACAAGAGGCTTCCACACGGGCTGCGATCATCATTAATCACTTCAATCTTGCCGTATACAATCTTACCATCCATCCAAAGACGAGTGATAAGATGAGAGACGCGATCCATGTGAATCTTGGCATCTGTGGGGTGGTCGAATTCTCCCATTGTACCACGTGCTTTGATGCTTTCTTGCATCTGGTCAACTGCTTCCTTCAGGACCTTATATGGGTAGATTCGGCCATTGGCGTTTTTCTCATCAGCTTTCTGGAAGATGCCGGTGAGTTCGAGTACAGGAGTTTTCTTGCCATTCACGCTCTCGCGTAGAATAGACTGTTTCTGGGTGATCTTGAGTGGCATCGAGTCTTGGATAAGTTGAGCGCCTTCTGGGATATCACCAGTCTGGGCGATATATTCGCGATCCAATTGGAGTTTTCGTGCGCCTAGTTCAGCAATTGGCATGGTATTCCTCCTGTGCTGTAAATATTTTTGCACATGAGGAGAACGGTTGAGCCTAGATTAACCAATACCTTGCGGATTTGGGATCTTGATACCCTTCTTCTCAATAGCAGCTATGAAATCATTGGCATACTTACAGGCAACGCAACTTTTATACATCTTCTCTACATCCACAGGTGATATACCACCAGTATTGATAGCATTAGCAACTTCTTCCCATAGTCTCTTGAAATCAGCGAACGACTTTTCATAGGGGCCAATACCTGTCCAGAATTCTTTACTGTCAGCCCTAAGAACGCAACATCCAGTCTTAGTCTGTTCATTTAGTACCACGAATATATTATTCGATGGAAAGCCCATCCGGATAAGTGCTCTGTGCACTCCAATGCACCCCCGCATTGTTGGATGGATAGTGATTATGTTCATCAGTCATCCCTAGTTTTAAGTACAGCTACGTTAGATGATTCTGGTTCTATCACCAATTGCCCAAATGTGGTCACTTTTATCTGTTCACGATCATCGTCATCCCTAGTTGGAACCTCTATAGAAATGTGTGATCCGTCTGCGAATTCAAATCGGATGGTTGATCCAGGCTTCACTTCAATGTTCTTACTTTCGTCTAGCAGGTCTTCTATGATAGTCTTCATGTTCTGATAATATCTACGTCCAGGACCTAATACAACTTGGGCCTCCTAAGGGAGGCCCAAGCTTGGCTCTCGCGACAGACTGCCAGCTGTCACTTGCCTACTGGTCTAGCTGGTGCATCGCCCGACTTGCCATCGCTCTTCTTGAACTTTGGCTTCGGGTTCATCTCTTTCCCACTCTTGGGTTCAATCCCCTCACCGCCATCCTTGCGAGCGGCCTTCTCGCTGGTGTAATCTTCACCCTGAGGAGTAGTGACATCCTCATCCTCCTTCACGGTCTCACCAGCCTCTTCAGCTTCTTCTCCGGCCTCTTCCTTCTTACCCTTATCACCCTTCTTCTTGAACTGGAATTCCTTGGGAGGAGCACGGCGCTCTTCGATGCTCTGACCTTCAGCCGTCCTGGACTCTTCCTCTACTTCCGCCTCTTCCTCTTCTTCCTCTTCCTCTTCCTCACCTTCCTTCTTTTCTTTCTTACTGATCTTCAGCTTGAACTTGCGACCATCGCTAGTGACACCCTTGATCTTCTTTTCCGTAATGGGGGCACCCTCGGCACCAGCATCCTCATTCTTAGGACAGGTGCACTCAGTCTTGCCACATTTCTCGCAGGGGCAGGTGCATTCCTCCTTGCCGCACTTCTCACATGCCTTCTTCCCCATGCATCCAGCACCGCCCTTTATGCCGCCTTCAGGCTTATCCCCTTCAGGTTCCTCTTCCTCTTTCTCTTCAATGTCAGCACCGCCCTTGATACCGCCTTCACCCTCTGCGGCCTCTTCCTCTTCTTCCTCCTCTTCCTCTTCGGCTTCACCAGCACCTTCACCACCGAATTCAGGGGGAGGCCCACCAGCACCCGGTTCCTCAATAGGAGGTCCACCGGCACCCGGTTCCTCAATCGGAGGCCCACCAGCGCCTGGCTCTTCCTCCATACCAGCCCCAATCTCCTCAGGACCGATATCACCCGGAGGACCGCCAACTGGCGGCTCACCCTCAGCGCCAGGCTCACCCACCGGCACCTCTGGACCACCAACATCAGCACCGGCAACGATATCGCCAGGCTCCTGAGCCATAGCATCAGCAATGCCAGCCACAACCTGGTCAATCGGACGCTCGGTGTTGAACGTCACATCATTCAACCCCTCACCAGGCTCAGTGCTAGTGACCTGAATCTGAGTACCCTCACTAATCTCCTTGCCTTCCCGGAGCTTCGGGCTAACCGCAGTCTTCTTCAAACCAATCGGGCGCATCCCCTGATTGGCAGGCTGACGCAGTTCGGCAACACCCTTACCTTCCTGCCCCTCCATCCCATCCTTCTTGCCGCCAGCCTTAGCGCCATCACTCTGCTGGGAAGAAATAGCAGCCACACCCTTACCATCACTGATCCGGTCCATGCGCTGCTTACCACCCACCGAACCGGACTGGGCCGTTGTACCACCGCCGCGACCATCACTCTTACCCAGAGTAGTAGCAGCCACACCCTTGCCATCACTGACCCGATCCATCTTGTGACCGCAACCCTTGATCTCTTCGACCGAAAGCATTTCCAGAAGCTGTGCACCCATATCCGCACCACACTCAGGGCAGAGGGCACCACTCTCAGTCATGCAAGAAGCAGGCTCAAAGTGACCGTGGCACTCAGGGCAAATTGCATTGCCAGCAGAGTCCATTGACTCACACTTGGTAGGAGGGGCAACCTTCTTGTCGCTGATCTTCTGCCCGCTACCCTTCAGGATGGCACTGGAATGGCCGTAGTCGGAAACATTCTGATCCTTCTCACCGGCCTTGCCCATTGCACAATTCTTGCCCTGGATCTTCTGCATGCCCAGGCCACCAGTCGAAGTACCGCCCTTCTTGGCCTCCATACCCTCATCGCGTGCTTCGTGCAGGCCGTAGTTGCGGTTGATCTTGATGTCCCGTGTCGCCTCGTAATGGTAAGGCTCAACCTCCACGTCCTTCAGTGGAGTATTCTCGGCCAGGAGCTTATTGAAGCCAGTGGCCAGGTCACTCTCCTTGAGGAGATTGGCACGCTTGATGCAAGCCTTGAGATGGGCAGTGCAACTTTCGACGCCATCTTCAGCAAAGAACCTTTCGCCGTTCTTCTGCCATTCGAGCAGTTCAGACTTGAGGTCCTTAGCTTCCAGTTGGGCGATGCCCTTGGACTCAGTGACCACCTTACCGGGGGCCTTCTTGCCTTCAACGGGGATCTCTTCCTCACCCGGAGGAGGTTCCTCTCCCTCACCAGGAGCAGCAGCTTCCTCGGCACCAGGCTCTTCAGCCTCACCAAGCGGAAGGGCTGGGCCAGCACCACCGCCTCCACCGATCATTTCTTCGCCTTCACCCGGCTCACCAGCCAAATTCTGAGCACCAAATTCCTCAGGAGGAGTAGCCTTCGGCTGCGGGACCTGATCGTAATCCTTCAGATCGGACAGGTTCTTCAGGAGGCCCTCACTGACGGAAGCAACCAGTTCCTCAACCTCCATGAGAGTGGCATCGTCTGGCTCATTGCCGATATTCTCAAGGCGGGTGATGTAATTGTCCAGAGAACTGGCGAGATCGGCATCCTTCTCACTGCCGGTCAGAATGTTCTTCATGTCCTTCAACGCTGCCAGATAAATCTTGGCCTTGGCCTCCTGCGTGGAGACATCCTCGTTGAAGACCATGTGCAGGAATGACTGGTAATCAGCCTCAAACAGCTTGGACTCGCCCAACATTCGGACATTCTCCACGAGCGGAGCATATTCCGAGCGACGAGCGGTCTCTTGCCACTCTTCGATGATTGCGTTGTAGTTGACGCGGCAGTTGGTCCTGTACAGGAGCCTGCCAACATCGTCAGCCAATGTTGCATTCATGCAACCGATAGTGGCGAGAGCGTTGTTGGCGAGTTCCTGCATTTCACGCAGGTCGAGCATGCAGAACTGCTGCTCTTCCATGAGGAACTCGGCGGAATTTTGCACAGCTTCCTCAACCTTATCTTGCGAGATGAGGGCTGCGATGTCGTGAACACGGGCCTGGAAGCCTTCATACTTATAGGCATTCTTGGCCTGTTCCTTGAGGAAGCGGGCGACCACCCGGCGACGGGTCATCTCGCTGATCGGGATCATGACAGGCTTGTCAGAATAGATTGCCTCAACGATCCGACCACGGGTGACTTTCACACCATCTTTCACTATGTCGCGGATGGCGTTGACGATCTCCAGTTTGGTGCCTTCATCTAGGACTGAGCTGGCGACATGAATGCGGCGGATGGTGCGGTCACGAGTAGTGACCAGGCCGTTCTCAGGGATCACGCAAGAGCGGAAGCGCTGGGCTGCGATACGGTTGAAAATGTCGTCAGCCTGCTTGGTGTTGTCTTCGTTGATTGCATCAACCAGTTCGGCAAGGTTCTTTCTGAAGAGTCCTTCTTTCTTGGACTCGACCACCCGGACTTGGCGGATGTTGTCTATCTTAACCCGCTTCGGGCCACCATTCCGGCTGATCTTCGAAATGTCAGCCACGTAGTAGATGTTGCTACCAACATCCTCGAAGAGGAGTTGAGCGCTGTCCAGTGACACTAACCTCCAATGCTGACCGACTTCTTCGCCAAGCTTGGCGATGCGTTCAGCAAAGAGGGTGACCTGGCTCTGAGCGCCGACGTTGATCATGTGCAGAAACTTGCCAGCATCCATCTCGACTACGGATGTAGGCTGCTGTTTCTGATTTGTGATCGTGTTGCTCATGTGCGATCCCCTGTAAATGGTGGTCTCCAGACCAGTCCCAGTACCTAAGAAACATTCATGATAAATTTGACGCCAAACTTAATTTGTAACACCAGTAGGACCTTCCATCAAAAGCGCTGGCTTCTTCGCAATTTCAGCCACCTCAACAGATAAATCACCCTCAACACCCTCTGACTCAACCTCAGTAGACTCACCACCCTCTAATAGCAGCTCCGTTTCACGCTTAACTTCCTCAATCACAGCCTTGTCAATACTAACTGGGACAATCTCCGCATCCTTCTTACTAAGACCATCCAATTCCTTACTATTGACAAACCAGTTCACAGAAGCATTCGGTGAATTTCCTGGAAAGCGCTCAAAGCCCTCACTCGTATCCAACGTCAACTTTCTAGAAGCACTCAGACGCTTCTCAAACGCAGCATACTCCAACATCAACCTGCGTTCATCTGGGTCAGTGCTCTCAGCAACTGGAGGTGCTGCAGACTCTGCCTTCTGCCTCTCCAACTCAGCAATCTCATCCTCAGTCATATCAGTGAATCTCTGCAAGATCCACCGATCAGTGAACATCTTCGTATCCTTCAGAGCCGACATCACATCGGCACGAGTATTCCAAGTCTCAATCCTATACAGCTCATCAATAGCAGAAGCTGCAGTCATCGAAAGATCGAAAGACTTAATCTCATCAATACTATGGCCACGCAGTGCCAAATGCACGATAACCAGCTTCTTCAGACCCATAATAGCTTCACGCTGCACCCACTGGATATTCTTAGCAAATTCAGGGGAGACAGAAGCCAAGGACTTACCATCACTTTCAGATTGCTCGCCAATACCGAGACGACTAAACGGGATCTTCAACCCAGCAACCATCTTCTTCTTGAAATATTCGATATCGGCAATAGCATCAAGATTCTCAGCACCAGGCAGAGTATCAACTGTAGGACCAGTTCCATCAGCGCGTTTCGGTAGCCAGAAATCGTCCTCTTGGATCAGAGGACTGTAACGTTCATTGACCTGACCAGTAGCCGGGTCAACGAATTTATACTTCTTCATTTGTCTGGCAATCAGCTCAATATATTGCGGAACTTGCTGCGGTGACAAATTACCAACCGGTATGCTAAATATTCTTTTCTCAGGTGCCCTAGTGATCCTGTAGATCAGGGCCGCATCTTCCATCAATCTCAATCGTTTGAAATCCTTACGACCACCATCTAGCACACTGCGACCATAAGGATGGTATTGAGATTCAAATGTGGTCAAGCGCATATGAATAACCTGCCATGGATGCAGGAAGATAGGACCACCTGAACCTGGATCTTGATAATAGAAACCAATTAAGTCACCGAATTTGGTCTGCACTCGCGTGAAGTTATAAACATTCATGAAGCGGAATGAGGAAACGCCGTCTCGATTTGCGGTTGGGACGATCTCAGCAGGAAAGCAACCATACTTGCAGAGATACCTGATCATGGGTCTGATTTCACGATCTATAAGAACGGTGTTGTATAAGAAGTCTTCAATTGTTTCTTTCAGGCGCTTGTTTTTGGCTCTTACTATTATTGAGTGTTTTCGTTCTGAATCTACCAGTGAACTTTCATCGGCATACATGTCGAGTGCTAGTGATACTTCGCCGACTTCATCCATCATGTCGTAGTCTTTATAGCGCTCTAATCTATTTATCTGGAGATTTGTCTGTTCGAGTAATGACCCTTGATTGGATAGATTTATGAAATCACCACCAGCAACAATCCTATCTAGAATTCCCTGATCTTGATAAATATTATCTGTACGATATATATTGGCTTTTCGGGCAAATGCTCTAATTCTGTCCCATATTTGCCAGTTGAGAGGCATAGCTGGTCTCCGTCTTCTATCTATTTTTGATGAATTTCTTTAAAGGAGGGGTGTGAACCTTCTTATATCCGTATTGTATGGCGAATTCTGCTTCTTTCAAGTGTAACGATTTGGCTCTATTATAAAGAGTCTTCTTGTGCATTATCCAGCCCTCATCATTCATATAAAAATATGATGGTTTAGTTTCTCCTACAAAACTCCAATTAGCCGCCAGATAGATTGTCCCATCATGACCGGCAGATGGATAAGAAATGAGACGCAAGATTTGGTATATGATAACTAGGATGAATCAAAAATCTGGTCAATTCATAAACTTCTTTTGATGAGCAGATATTAATATAACTCTCTTTTCTAGTAGGATGGGCAAATATCGCAGCGCAGATCAATTGCTCATTGTAAAAACCACCTACAGCCATACCACAGCGACCAGCTGATCCTAAATAATGATAATTACCAAAAAATTCATTGAGTTGTTTTCTATCAGTAATAGTGCTATAATTAATTTGTGATAAATCAAGACGCACAAATTGTGGTATCTCATTACCGACAAAACGTGACAATAATTGTTTAACTTTTATTATGTCAAAAAGTTGATGTTCCCAAACTGTTTTAAGCTCATATTGTTGAAATTTACTGATATAATCAGCTTTTGCCGCATCTTTCCGCATAACATAAGGACGCGTATGCCAATAATTACCATTAACTTCAAGTAACAAATATGGTTTATTTTCTCTTTTCACTCCTATATCAAAAGTATATGGCCCAACCACCACATTGGTATCAAACTGCACCCCTAAATCAGTTAATATCTGACGAACTCTTTTCTCAGTATTAGGAGTTCTAATTAGCTGCTTAGCCAAAGCAACTGCATGTTTCTCCCTATAATCTGGATTTTGCCAAGCCAATCTAGCTGCATCTGAACATTTCTGTCGAGAATCTTGTTCCTGTACAGCTTCATGATGACACTTCTTGAAATCATCACCACGCCATAATTCCTTACTAGAATTAGAACGTTCATTATAATAAATCTGATTTTCCCATTGCGCTGACATCTGTTTACTATGCGTCTTCTTTACATCACCCTTATTACAAGCACATTTATAACAAAGCCATGACAATTGACTATTTTTAAGTCGACTCTTAACTCTAATTGTAAAAATCGACTCCTTATTACATTTATCACAACGAACAATAACTCTCGGCCTAAATTGACTTAAATCAACATCACCAAATTTAGCCTTGGTTAAATCCCAATCAATCATAGACTATTCTTCTTCTGCCAGTAACGTGGATTATTATTCTTTTCCTCCAATTCTTGGAGTGCTCTATTATGGGCCTCGGCGTCACGCCGTTCCATTTCTGTCATTTCAGGTGTAATTTCCTTATGACCTGGAAGTTTAATATATTTCTTCCTAGGACGTACACGCGCAACCTCATTATACGGCCTAGTCATCTTTCAAAACCTCAGCAATCCTCTCAAGGTAAATGAGGACCTCATGAATACCAGCACTATGCCCTTCCTCCCAAGCATAAGCATAAGCCTTTTCTGCCCTTGGATGCCCAGTAAGACCAACTTCCTTCAGAGCATCTTCCTTGAATTTTTGAGCCTTCTTAGCATCACGCATATCACCATAATACCCACCATTAATCCTTTCTCTGATATCACTGGATTCACAAAGAAAGGTATTATGTTCCTTGACGCATTTTGGGCAACGAACATCAAAGTCATACTCATTATCCGCTGAATGTATTATCTCCCATCCTCTTCTCTCCAGTAAGCATCGAAATTCTCTTACTTTGTCCTTGATAGATCGCTCATCAGAGCCAACACTAGTTTTCTTACCACAGTCCTTGCAGGAGAATGACACACGTACCTGTTTTTCTACCGGCATGGCTTCCTCTCAATCTTTCTTTTGCTAGAACCGATGAGCTGGCCAAATTCACGCTCAAAAGAGCGAAAATCCTCAACAACTGACGCACCTTTCTTATCTAATCGTTTATCTAACTTTTCAGCTTCTTCCATAATCCGTTTCCTCACCTGTACATTATCAAGCAAGGAGGCAGCATAATTAATAATAGCAATTAACTTACGTTGATCACGAATATGTTCCAGTTCCTCATTCACATTCTCCGCCCGGACAACCAACGCATACTTCTTCATAACTTCCTCCGTCTACCCTTCAAAAGGCGAGAACAACCCAGTGCTGTGGCGACATCGCGTACTATGTCCTCAAGATCTCTCTTGGCCTCTTGATTTAGAGACCTCTCCAACTTCCTATCATAAGGCTGACACGGATCAGGTGGTTGCTGCATACCACTCAGAATAGAGAAGCTCTCATGTAACCTTCTCTTAAGCCTACGGATGTTCCTAAGTGTATTCTGACCGCTGCCCATGAATATGGTCTCATGAAAGGACCTCATGGTCGTGTATCCTCCACAGTCCTAGTCTCCCCATTCAGGTATCTCAACAACTTCTCTCGATATGCCCGCAACGGAACAATCCCACAACCTGGCTGACCACATAGTTCACACGTATCATGCGGGTCAGGGACATGCGGACACGCCTTATTTCTCCGCTCAATCTCTTGTCTCAGCCTAAGATTCTCAGCTTCCATAATAGTCGTGGCGGTTGCAACGGCCATAGGTAGAACCATATCCTTGTGAGGCTCCACTCCCTCAAGACTCTTACTTATGACTTCTTTTGGGTCTGCCACTACCCCTCTCCTTAGTCATGATTGTATCAGGCAACATCTTACCACCACTACCAAGATCCACTAGACCATTCCGAAAGGTAACACATTTCTTGTGCCACCAATACCCACGCTCGAACTTGAGCTGGTAATAGGTACGGGGTTTAAACCCGCATGTCTCACACACCATGCTTGTTGTCTATCAAGACTGATGTGGATATTGAATTATATGCTTACGCTGAATGAAAGCAGGATTAGCACCCCTAGCATTTATAGGTAACCCACCCAGTTGAGCAGCAAACTGCATAATCTCTTCCTGAGGAGACAAGACTCTCCGATCATTCCCTTGCGGGCCAATGATGATCGGCATCAATGCGCTCATACCACCACTAGAGGCTAATTCCATAATCTCACTAGGCTTCACCACTTTCGGATCAGGCATATCAGTAGGAACGCTCCGCATCGGAACCATCGAAGTGGTATCGGCCTGAACTGCCTCCCCAATGCCGACCAGAGCCAGTGCGGTAGCAATTGACAAATCACTATGATTACCTGGACCTTCAACATGCCCTGTCTTATTCTTACCAGTATGGATGTAAATGTATAGTTGTTGCAGTAAACGACGGCTGTACACGTGTACACCATCTTCACCCAGCATATCAACCAATGCCTTATTCAGAGTCGGCTTGTATACCGGCGAAGTCGGGAATCCAACCTTTTTACTACGCTTACCACTAGGAAGAGCCATCCGATAAAGATTAGAGTAACCAATCGTCGCATATAAATCTTGGCACACCGGAATACCCATACCGGTACGCTCAGGAACACAATACGCGCCATTATACCAGCGCCCAATGTAGTCAATCATCATCAACAGAACATTAGGCTGGACCTTCAAGTACAACTCAGCAACCTGTTCATGAGTGTTGGTATCAATAACTTCAATCGCGTCGAAGTCATCAGCCTCACCAGAAGCGATATCAACACCCATACTGTAGGTGTGTCCTGGTCTACCTGGCCGGATGACGCGGCCATTCTCAATAAGATCAGGTTCTGGTTTCACTGGTTTCTTCCAGATCCAGAGCTGATTCTCAAAGTCAATATTCAACCGTTCCCCAGTGACTGGGTGGATATAACCAACGCGCCCAACCACTGAATAATTATCATCAACCTGCTTCTCTATCGCTAACAATGCTACACGGTCCAAGACTGTGTTACCAGTGCCAACAAACTCTGCCAGCACCTCTTGTCTGAACTTGTGCACCTCACCTTTTAATTGTAATTGTCGATACTGTTCTTCAAGCCACGGGCTATAATATGGACCCCACTTCTCAAGCTCTTCTTTGGTCTCACACTTCCTGATCCCCTCAGTGGGAGCAATCTTGCATTCCTTACCAGAAAGCTCATCCCTGTACTTGATCTCCCAGTCCATATCCCACCAATTGATTACAATAGGATTGAAGTCATTTCTCTTGTTAATCGCATCCTCAAAAGTAGGCTGATACCAGGCGTCAAAGCCATTGCAAGTCGAGATGACGATAACCGATCCACCGTGAACCAGTGTCTGTTGACCGGCTGACCACATCTCCACCATGTGAGGCATGAATGCGGACTCGTCAATAATATTCAACGATGCTGAATTGGATCGCAGTGTTTCCTTATGGGAGGTCAAGCTCTTGATCACAGAACCATTTGCGAATCCCACGGTGTGTTCATTCCAGATCGGTGGTGGATTACCATAGATAGCCTTAAATTCTTCCGGGAGATGCTCGTATACAAACTTGACATTCTTATTCAAGAAAGCCATAGCGTCAAGATCACGCTTCGACACAATCAGAATCGTCTTATGTGGGAAGAACATTGCATACCACAGAACAAATCCACCAGCTAATGTAGAAATACCACAGTTATGAACTACAGTGCCATCAACGATATAATTATGATTAGGAGAAACAGTAAGGTCGTAAACATCATGATTTCCAGATATTCGTGTAATCGATTTCAATTCGCCTCTTTTTCTATTAAAGAAAAATCCCTTTGTAATTTCTTGTCTTTGTTCCTTTCCAAAAATTCCAATATATTTGGTAAATAAGTCAAAATCACGCCCTCCCATTATCCTCAATTTTGGGATACTAGCATCAGTCGCTGGATACACTTGTGCATTTATTCCAAACCTTGTAAGCAGCTGTCTTAATTGGTACAATATTCTAATTGATATCTGCCCTATCCCAGCCTCATTACAGTGACCGCCAGAGTACCAACCATCAGCTGCGAACATTCTATTAATTAATAGGGCAATCGAATCATTATCCCAAGTGAATACAATGTCAGGTATAACCTTCGCGGATTTCGTCAATCCGAGTATACCTAGTTCCTTTAACCAAGTTCTACAATTTTTGTTATAACTATATAATCTAGACGCATTCTCGCAGCCAAAACCAGAATTCTTATGTGGTTTAATCGGCAATTTTACACCAAACCTAAGTTCATAATGTTTCTGAAATTCCAACAAATATTTCCATCTAGTGTTAGTAAAATGATGGGCTTTATTCCCACAATATCCATCTGTCAAGAAATAAGCCAACAATATCACTTCAGATTGATTTGCAGAACGACCATATCGTTGAACGTCATTTACTTCAATTAAACAATCATTTAGAGTAAGCATATCGACAGGCTTATACCCATCCTTGGTCTTAAATTCATGATCAAGAGTACAGATTGATCTATGCCCTGTCTTTGTCCTAACTTCAACACAATTATCAGATGTACCATTATGATGTACAGATTCAACAGGAACAATCACCAAAGAATTAGTAATTTCATCCAACGAATAAATCAAGTCACCAGCCTTAATCGAATCAATACGCTTAGGGCCAAATGGTGTCCACACCATCGAATCACCACGAAAGCATTGCCTACATTTTCTATAAATGTTCCAGCGATAGGTTAAGAAAGCTTTCAACGACGTTCTCTGATACTTGAACAGCTTAAATGGAAGAATACCAGCTGTTGGATGCTGGACTCTGCAAAAATTCTCGATGAAGAACATGGAGCTAGACTGGCAACGCAATAAGAGCTGCTTCATCTGTTCTAGATTGACAAGCTCAGTCGTCATTGTCGCCGCACTCTCTCATCCTCATACGCCGGTTGAGATAGAAGTGCTTCAAGGTTGAGATTACCCTTCGGAATATTACCATTCAAATTAATAACTAGATCATTACCCTTACCGGCAGAGATCAACTTAGCTATCGAGTCCAGACTTGAGGTAGCGCTCATGTTGATCTCGGCCTTCGCTTGTAATAATTTGGCCCAGGCTTCAGTGAATGCTGGTGATAATTTCGCTCCGGACTTCTGGGCTGATCTAACTTCTGCTTCAAAATATTCAATAGCCTTATCAATCTGTTCACGGTCTTTCTTATAATTCTGGACTATATCCTGTACGGTTGTCCCAAACACACCGAGTAAGACCTTGACGCCTGCTACATCTTCCTGATTCGGCTGTGCCATAAGGTCAGACGATGGTGGTATTGTTTGTATATCAGAAGCCGCTATTAACTCTGGTTCTATTATCTCAGATGAGATTACTTTCGGTGGAGGTTCATCTACACCATTGCCATTTCCTAATGCTTGTTCGTCCTCTTCGTCATCTTGGTCAATGAGTGATTCTGCTCTGAGATCTGCTTCAGATTGCGCCTCTTGGGGATCTTCTGGTTGCTCACTTTGCGCTGGCGTAGCATTACCTAAGAGGGCAACCAGATCTGTGTTGATCTTCTTGTCACTCATTTGCTCTCATCATCTCAAGCACGTACGGCTGCAAACGCTCCGGGATGCTTTCAACATCACACTGACCCAGAGACAGCTTCAAAGCAAAATGGAATACATCGGCTGAATCTTGATTAGTCAGGTCATCATGATCAATCTTCTCAGATGCCTCCTCCAGGAGAATGGCCTTCTCTAATATGTCCTTGATTTCAAGAAGTTTGTTAATATTATACTCAGGAGCTTTCTTCTTTCCCTTTGGCACAAGCCTACCTTCAGAGAGCAACCAATGCTCTGGGTAAGCCGTTCGACCACTATCATTGACAAAACATCCCTGTCCTTGCTGCCAACCACCCATAGATGTCGCGATTAGATGCTTGATTAAATCTAACAATTCTGGCTTGCTCTTGAATAGTTCAGCAGCATTTGTGATCTCTTCACCTGGTTTCTTGATATTGTCCCGTAAGAAGACTACCGCAATCTTGAGCTTCTCAGGGATAGCTTCATTATGTAACCTGGGGTTACAACGATGCGGGTCATTGTTACCTGTTTTTCCGACTTCTGCGCGGAGGGATGGTGCTATTGTTTTCTTCCTTGGCCTGTCACGATGGCTTGTGTCCTTACGGAGAGTTCGATAGACCCGTTCGCGTGTAGATTTGGGAGTTGCCTCTGAGATGTCGCTCATTCTTGCTCCGAGTTATCAGTGATCTCAGTATTCTTTCGACGCATGGTCTCATGTTCCTCATTCACAGGCGAGTCTGAGAAATCATGACTCCTCAGACGTAGCATCTTCAGGAACCCTGTGACCATCGTTCTCGAAAGCCCTGATCTCTCCACCAGCTTGGCGATCAAACCCTCATATGGCCGTTCATCTTGCTCATATAATTGCTTGATCGCCTCTAGCAAACACAAGTAATCCTCATTATATTTGCAAATCTCTTCGGCCTCGGTCAAGAATCTATCCAACACATGCCCCTTCGGAACAATCCTATGCTCCAGATGTGTCTGGAATACTGGCCCATTCTTCCGGTCACGATTCTCCTTCTTAATATGAGCCAAAATAACAGTACGAGCTATCTGTGACCATAGATTGAACACCTTCGACTTTCCCTTATAATGCAGATTCTTGCGTATGAGTTTAGCCCTACAGACCGGGCAACGTTTGAATTTCCTCAGAACCTCCTCAGCGAACACGAATTCATCTACAATAAGAGATTCGTTCGGTCTAAGAGCGTTATAGCAGCAAACACAATGCGGGCGAGCTTCGTATTTGTATAACACTGATTCGATCTGGCACCAGGCAACCTGAAAAAGATCTCCTATTGAAGAGTCATCATGTCCTGGGTATATCTGTGAGAGGTTGTGTGTCTTGATCGTCTGTCTGATAAGTTCTGCTGCCTGGTCCATTATCTTGTCGCGAAGGGCAACATCTACGCATGCTCCCTCCAGGTAGTCATATAGTAACAGTTCAACCATCTCATTGTCAAAATAGTGGTTCTTTGCTAGTTCTCCTTCTCGTCTTTCAAAGTCAATCACTGGTGGTGGTATAGGTGGATCAGATGGCGGCGTTGGAATGATTATCGGTGGTGGAACTGGTGGAGATTCATTCCCCGGAGACCCATCGTCTCGAAGTCCCTTACTCTTTTTGCTGTGTTGAGTCATCTCTGCTATCACCTGTGGTATCCCCGTATGAAGACACAACACCCCTTGTAATTATTTATGATGGAAGAGGCCGTCCTGACGCCTTCCAACACCATTTATTTATTTTGGAATTCGGAATTGACTACGGACAAAACCTGCGCCATCTAATTCTCTATCATTAACGATTACCTTAGTCGGGTAACCCATATCAATAGCGGCCTTTAAATTTTCCTTGGAATGCTTATATAGATATTTGTTATTAAAGAAGAAGAACGAGAACACCCGTGACCAGCCGCGCTCGTTCAAACGGACAGCACGCCCGATCTTCTGGTCAAATTCAGACCACTTAGCCCCACCACCAATGATAACGAGATTCTCACAACCACCTTTCAAATCAAGTCCACGTTTAAGAATTTTGCTCCCTATTAAACATTTCAACTCTCTACTCTCGAATTGACCAATAACTTTCCTACGCTTGGGTTTTGATGTAGACCCAAATATGAATTTAGAATCAGGAATCATAGACTCCAAAATGACACCCAGAGCCACTGATGTATCGACCAGGATTAGAGTACCATCATTCGGGAAAGCACGTGGAATATTAGCCACCAACTCATGAAATTCTGAGTTTTCCTCAATTTCCTCCTTAAGGGCTATGTCAAATGCGCGACTATCAGTCCTATCACCACCAACCCCAACACCAATAAAATAACATCGAACTGGTACTATACGCCCAGCACTCTGCACCTCGTTCCTATCAGCTTCACCGATGATATTCCCAAGATTCTCCTTAAGCTTAATATTGTTTACTTGTTTCTTCGAATCGAAGGGTGTCCCACTGAAACCATACCGCCTTCTACCATTAAAATAATATCTGAACATCATTCCATACTGGTCTGAAGTCGCCAAGTCACATTCATCAACCAACATCAGATCAGACTTTTTGACCATATCCTGAATTTTCCGACAATTAGTAATCCTAGTCTTATACGCTGCTAATTGACGCTCATATTCCATCTCAACATAATAATCTCTCAGAAGAAGGTAATATTTGCCCTGAATCTGGTACGCTCCGGATGGATTGGCATATAGAGCCTCAGCCAGAACTCGCGGGAAAACGGTTAAGAGACATTCATCCTGCAGATCAGCCCACTCATGGACCTTCTTCAGAAGCTTTTTCCTGTTTACACCAACCTTATCCTTCTTAGGAACTGTCGGCGTTGATAATGATTGTATACTGCCTACGATCACAATATTTCCATTCGGCATGTTCCCATAGCAGAACATCCCAATGTCGTTATTGTGCACCACATTCCGAAGCTGAAGACGTTGCACAATCTGCTCCAGAACCACGATCTGTTCAGTGATTATGACCGTGGGACAGCGAAACATCTTTACTATACCACACATGATTTCTGTTTTACCTGAACCAGTAGTTGCTGATATAATCCCAATCTCTTCGGAACAAATAGCTCTAAGTATACGAACTTGATATTCCTCAAGAGTTACACCATCTAGAAATGTTTCAGTTATCTGTTCTGGCTGCGGAGCTGGGTATTTTGGAGCTGGGCGTTCATCACTTATCTGTAGCGGTATTCCCTTGACATCGCAACATGTCTGAAGCTCATTGAGAAATGGAAGGGCTAGACGCTGCTTGACCGTGTTATACTTTCGGTGCCAGCCATCCCATAGTTCTGATTTGACAAAGAATGCATTCGGTTCTCTGACGCTGAACCAATCTATAATTGATTCTTCGCTACCTTGAGTGATCTGTTCAAGATAAATGTGATGATTATCGAATATCCTGGCTAACATGCACTTCACCGCCCTTATTTGGGTGGCTTCTTTTTCTGGTCGGGCTTTGTCTTTGTATCATTCTGCGTAACTGGCTGAAGAGGGCCAGGAAGCTTCGGAGGTACAGGAGAAGCTTTCTGCGAAGGAGCACCGGGCGAAGGTTGTGGTGTAGGCTTAGGTTGACCAGCCGGTATTTCCTTCATTGGTTTATTAAGCCTAATCACTGCCTCCAGCAGTGGTGCCGCGAACTTTCCCTTGATAGTAACTTCCTGCATTACAGACGCGGCGAACTTTGCCAAATTTTCATCTATCTCATAATATGGATCATGCTTGGTATTGTCCAAAGCTTTCCCGATGGCTACTATCTTGTCTGAATCCGATCCTCTGATTGGGGCTTCAGAAAGAAGTGCAATGATGTTCGAACGAATTGGATCTCTCAAATCGTAATACATGTGAATTCCTCCAAAGTTTAAATACGCTATTTACTGCCTGATATAGCAGCAGCTAAATCTGTGATTGCTTGCTCTACATCCTTCTCCTTCTCTCCCTCAGCCCTAGCTTGCTTCCTTTGAACTGAAGATGGCAACTCTTTCTCGAATCTTTTAGCCGCAGCGCTCCCTGGTTGTGTTAATGATATCAAAGATGCCATAGCTTGTTTCTCAGCACCCATTTTTTCTTTCTGGGGGGCACGTCCTACCTGCGCAGCTGGTGATATACCACCAGGACCCTTAGACATAATCTGTGCTTGTGGCACAGCATTTGGTTGTGTCACCTTAGCAGGAGCAGAAGTCGAACTTGCCTGTGTGATAGCCATTCTACCCTGAGCGCCCTGTACATTTTTCTTTGTTGGATTCTCAGGTGGCATTTTAACATCTTTCGGTACTTTCTTGGATGGGTCGAGCGGATTTAGGTCTGCCGCTGTAGACATTGGATTTGGGGCAGGAGTTCCTGTAGTTGTTGACGTGGTTGATGTTGCTACTGGCGTAACTGGTGCGGTTGCCTCACTAACAGGGACTCGTACAATGATCTCCACATCAGGATCAGAAACAAGCCTCAGATGATCATCAACAATAATCAACTGATCACGTAAAGTAGGGTACTTTTCCTCTAGATATGGAACCAACTTACGTAGGCCACGATTATTCAATATGATCTTACTCATTATGACACCTGTAACGCGAAACGAGGGCTAGTTCTGGTCTCGCCATTCGGAAGCCTTAATGTGACCTGATACTTATATGAACCACGCAACACACGCATTGTGTTAAAGAGATATTGCAGAACGAATGGGTTAGACCGGAATGTTCCTTGCCTAATCCCAATCTTCATAGGTTCATTACAGATCAAAATCTCACATTGATCAGTCATGATCGATATCGTCGCCTTAAGATTGGGGATGATAGGAGCAACCAAATTATAATTATAATCATACAATGGAAGCGGCATTATACCAACTTCTAGAGTTCTGACTTCTGGCTGCGTAAATTTATCATCCATCGCCTCAAAACCAAGACGGATGTTTTCCAGGCCAGAATCGGTATAATAACTATCTGGATATAACCAGAAACGCTGACACACATGCTGCATCAGCGTTTCATCATCAACACATTTGTGGTGATGGTGATGATGGTGGTGCCTATGATGCTCCTCTCCCTCCTCGTACTCTGGGCATATTTCTGGTTCAGGTGGCTCTGTACACGGAGGTTCTGTTCCATCTGACCCACAAGGTGGACAAGGTGGTTCAACCGGGAAAAAACTCCACACATCGAAAAAGATATCTGGTGTAGGTATCCCAACTGTCGGCACGTCCCATATCAGATGGAAGATACCTGGTTTAATGCGAATCGGCGGCTCAGTGCCCTCTGTGTGTGGACACGGGCATGGGTCTGGTGGTGGTTCACACTGTTCACGTGCAAGCGGAAATGGGTAATTTGGTTCGCATATTGATACTATCGGAAATTCTGCGATTATATTCTCTGGTTGAACTGCTGATCTATAAATAGTTACTTTTCGTATTGCCCATGGGTCAGTAGGAATCCCATCCTTGTAAAATGTAATATTCAGGTCAATCGGGCTTCCAAGACGACCGCTCACTCGTGGCAATGGATTCGCCGTTACTTCTTGGCACTCATCGTCATGATGATGACGCGACATTAGTAGCACTCCAAACCTAAGATATTTTTGAATTGTCATTTAATATTCGGATGATGCGGCTGGGATTGTTTCGACTCCTGCTGTCTCTTGTTCGTATCTTTAATTTCCTTATCAATACGCCTAATATTCCAAGCGCGTTCTTCGGCAGGCATGTTAGCCTGCTCCAGTAAGTCATATCCCCCATGATACTTCAGGAGGAATGACTGCTCCATCAAGTGTTCCCACTCACTCTCACACTCTTGAATTGTTTTTTGGACGAAAAAAGGAGTCCGTAATCGGCAACTCCATCTCAATATCCGTGCCACACTCAGGACAAGTCACATATATCTCAGTATCCAGCCCAGGTGCTTCATCTCTAATAACCCCGCGAATGGTAGCTGTATCGCGACCATGCATCCCTGTTACTAATTGTGCGATAGCATGTCTATCAGTCACACCATTCGCGTTAATAATAAGCAGATTCAGGTTCTCCTCAAGCGTCTGATCAATAATCGTCTGACGAGTCGGCCTCGGCGAATCATCCTGCTGCTGACTCTTGGGCCTGGCAGTCTGACCAACAGCTTTCTCGACAAATTTCCTCTTCTGACTCATGATCTGGGTATCGCGCCCACGCATAAACCGAACATCAACATAAAAATCACGCTTGGTAAACTCAGAGAGATACGGGAGTACTACCCTAACAGGCTCAGACATATGCTTCGGAGGCTTGACAGTCAATGCCGTCGCGTTCAGGTCATATGTGTGCGAACTATTCGCACCGCACGCCTCATTGGGACACTTCAACATAAACTCATAAAGATTGCCATGCGTGATACCACGCAGGACAAACAGAATGAACACTCTATCACCGACCAACAGATCCAGCGGATCGAAATTGCTCATATCAACGCACCGCTTGTATACCTCATCCAGCGCCTGACCACTTTGCGCTAATCGCGGTGTAGCCAGAATCTTATCTGTCATCAACCCCATTGGCCTTACTCTGACCTTACCACCGGGGATCTGATTGCCATAATATAACCCCTGGCTAGGGAGTACTATATCTTCCCAAGGAAGCAGCTCTTCCTGACTCTTACTCAACACAAAGCTTACGACTTCAGCCGCCGACGCACCAGCTGGTAGTTCACTTTGAGGTTTCAGAGATTGTACCTCATCTGGCTTCGAGGTTTTGGGCGGTACGTTCTGACCTGGTAACGGAACTTCTTTCTCAGACATAATCACTCCTCCTCAATACACTTATGTACTCTTATGCGCTCTACTCAAGATTGATATTAGGTGTACTTGATGGAACCGATGGGTTCTTAGCCGTATCTATGCCCTCGGCCCAATCATATGCCAAAGTCACAGTTACAATCTTTATCTCAGTATCCGTATAAGTGAGCTTTCCCTGTGATATATTAATTGGCCATGAATTCTTCAGAGTATATGAGTTAATGGTTGCCCCTGATCCATCCAACAGATCAAACTTAGATTCTTGCTTATACCCACCACTAGGTGAATGAGTTCCGATACCAGATGCTAATTGGAAGACTGCATTCTGCCATTCTTGAATTTCACCTAGGAAGTCACCAGTATCATAAAAGATTACCTGCGCATCGTCATATTTAACTGCCTTGGCGAACTTATACCATATCATTCCACCCAAAATCTCTTGACGCTCAATTCTCAATTCCGGTAAAGTTATGTCTCTTGCCACTAATCGATTTGCTTGCCCAATAGGACCCATGCGTTGGATGAGCCAGCGATGCTGACGTAATGTTTCTACGGTATTGGCTGGACCATCCCCAGCACCACCAATGACAAAACCTGGCATACGCGCCCCCGATTACATTCGGTACGCACGGTCGTATCTCATAGTTACCTCAACCAGCTGAATCTCTGTATCGGTATAATCCAGAGCACCCCAATTGATATCCTGGCACCAACAACCAAACATCTGCCAAGTCTCATTGGGCGTGCCATCACCCTTGAGCATCTGTAACTTGCCTTCCTTCTTGTACTGGCTGGGCAGCTTGACCGTCACGTTCTTGATGTCAACAATTCCATTGAGCCAGTTCCATAGCTCCTCGGCGACATCATCCGGCTGTTCACCATCGTACCAGACCAGCTTACAGGCTTCCCAGGAATGCTTACCAGCGAAGTAAGCCTTTTCCTGGTTGTGGTGCATCTCAGGCTCTTCAACCGTGGGATGCGGCCTGCTGGCTTCCTTCAGAAGCAGCAAGATAGGTGATTTGAATTCACCCGCAGCGGCTTGTCCCAATGTCTCAAACACCCAGCGGTGCTTTCTTCGAGTCTCGACCATGTGGTTTGGACCCGGACCGCCTGTACCACCAATTATGAATCCTGGCATTTGAGAATCTCCTTCAAGTCGTCAAGATATTTTTGCTTCCATTTCCCTATATTTAACCCTACTCCTCCACGAGATAATATAAAATTAGACACGGGGGGTTAACACATGGACATGAAAGAGTTCATGCGAAACCAGGCCCTCAAGCCATCAGCGAATGGATAGAAAAATACGCTGCAAAATATCGCGAAGAATATGAAAAATGCATCGAGACACTCATTGACCAAACCACAACTGCGGTGGAAAAACGACTATCTGACCCCAACTGTGAAAGAGAGAAGATTCGCCTCATGACCAAGATGATCATAGAAGAATTCACTAAGATATGGTTCCTGGAAATGGCAACCGGCAACAATCCTCATATAGGAGAAGTCTAAACACCCTTATTAAACTCCAACTTATAGTGCAAGACCATCCTGCAGAGATCAGTGATATTTGCATCGAACTTCTCTTTTCGATCCTTCAAATTAATATTCCGTGGTGACGGATGATAGATCGGATAGACATTAACACCAAATATATCAGACCTCACTATCTCCCCAAGATGATCAGACATCTGCAACTTTGGACAGAAAACATCAAAAGCAACATTACCAAGAGTAATAACCAACCTTGGCCTCAATATCGCAATCTCCAACTGCAAAATAGGACGACAAGCAGACATATGTTCAAAGCTTGGCTTCTCATTATCAACCGTAAAACACTTCACTGCATTACTAATGTAAAAATCCTCACGACTACAACCATTCCTTTGAAGAGCCTCATCAAAATTCCTACCAGCATCTCCCACAAACGGTACACCCTGCTTACATTCGTTCACCCCTGGATTCTGACCAACAACCATCCAACGACTTGGATTCATAGTGCTAAACACATGCGGATTATATAAACTATCAACTACGTTCTTACACAAAACACACATACTACAGTTCTTAACAAATAACCCTAGAGGACCAAGCATTTTCTCTAAACGCTCTTTCCGGTCCATTTCCAAGCTCCTCTTCTTTGAAGACTGAAGTGAATTAGGATTCCAATCGAACATGAACAACTTACGGTACTCAACATCATTAGCCAAGATAGCCAGAAGATCACCATGACACGCTTCTGGCCGACACCAGCAACCAAGACGCTTACCCTTCAACTCATCAAGAGAGTTAAGCAGATCTGGCTGTTCCATCAACCATAGCCGGTGCTTTTCTATTACCTCTGCACGCGTGCCATCTTTACCTATTGTGAATGGGTTACCCCATTTGGATGGTCTTCCTATGTAAACGTCATAAGGTGATTTCTTACAATGGACAACTAGCGACTCATAATTACCTTCTGACATAATTCTCAAATACAGCAACAGGAGGCCGAAGCCTCCCGTTGATCAGGTCCTTAAGTGCCCTTACGGGGTTGTCGTCACGAGCGTCACACCACCAGCTGCCAGGACTTCCTCTGCTGTGAAGCTGGCCTCTGTCCTGAGAATAACCAGGTTCAGCTGAATGAACTCGACAGCCCTGGTTGGCTTCAGGAAATAAGCCACGTGCAGCTCATTGCGATCAATCCGTTCCGGAGTGTTGTTCCGCTCATCACAGACCACCGAGAACCCAGTGAGACCACGCCGAGCCTGGATGTCAGCCAAGAACGGATTGCTGATCGAGACCACCTGCGCACGCGTGATGGCATCGTTCGGCTCGAAGATGAACTGCCGCAGGAACTGAGTGGCATTCTTCTTGATGAAGATCAAGAGCATTCGAACATTCACGCGGTCAAGAGCAGACTGCTTGCGCTGGAGAGTGCGCTGACCCCAGACCACGATCCCGTCCTGCGGGAAGTTCACAATCGGGTTAACCGCATTCCCGTAACCGTACATCAGATCACGCTCACCCTGGGTCAGGTCAACCTCAGTATCAATCGGGGTGAGCAGACGCCCGCGAGTCAGACCAGCGGGTGCGAACCACTGCTCAGTGTCACGAGCCGTGCGGGCGTAAACCGCCGAGACGTGACCACTAGGCGGGATGAAGATGTTATTGCCGCTGAACTGGTCGAAGATCTTCAGCCACGGATGGTAGAGGGCACCATAGCTGGAGTTGATGGCACGAGCCAAGTCACTGAATAGGATGCCATTGCTCCAGTCCACCACCTGTTGAGCGCGGAGACCAAACGGTGGGTCAATGAGCGACATGCAGTCGCCACGGGATTCGCACATCTGCAGCATGTTACCAATGACCGCACCAGAGCTAAAGCCTGGGCAGATCAGCAGCGTGATGTCGAACACTTCTGGATTCTGGAATGCGAAGATACCCGTCTCGGCCCCTGGATTACCAATGACCGCCCGATCCAGCTCAGTGGAATAGGCAGGATCAGATGGGATGCCATTGGCCTGACCAACGTAAACCTTCCTGTAGATCGGGCCAGGAACCCTGTTCTCGTAGTTGGTTGGATCATTCACTGGGTCGTTCGCCAGGAAGCTCGGTCTAGGAATCCAGTTGAGGTAAAGATCACCATTTGTCCCACCGTACTTGGAACCAGGGTTGATCACGTTGGCAATGTATCTGTCATTGGCAGTGTCGAAGCTGACGTTATCAATCGAGTCCAGCTTCTGGAAGTTGGAATCCTCAACCGTGATCGTGAACATGCCAGGGACCACTGCGCCACTGCTCGTATTCTGAATGTACGGCTCAATCGTCACATGCAGTCCATCAACCCATGTGCCAGGGCTTATCGCCACGAGCCAGCCAACGATGTTTTCGAAGTAAGCAGAGTCGACCAGACAAGCAGCACTCAGCGGGTCAATCTCGCAGGACAGAGGCTGAGAAGGAGTGATCGCGCCAGTGGCCGGGAGCATTACTCTCGGATCACTGAAGGTGCGGTAGGAGCGAGTGTACGGGTAGAGGATGTTAAGCTCTTCCGCAAAGCGCAGAGTCTTGAAATGTGACAGATCAGCCAAAAGCTGTGGCTGGCTGAACTCGTTCTCCGGTGTGGAAGTAACATCTGTCTCAATGAAGACCTCTTCGTAACCACCAGGAACAAGCATCGCGTACGAGCGGAAGTACCGAACACCATTCAAAATTCCGCCATTGTTGATCGCATTCGCCATGGACCCTGGAGTCTGGGTCCCAACTGGGAGGCTGAACTCCATATTCACGGTCTGCGTGCGGCCTACAATCTGCATACTGATGCGATTGTTCTCTGAGGAGATGTTGTACGGGCCTGAGTCTGTGGACTGGAGGAAGCTGCGTGGGATGTCGTACACGTAGAGCGACTGACCAACTTGGAGCGCGAAAGCTTCCGTGGTCACAAGCTGGATGTTCCAGCCAGCGACATCAGTTGTGAAGCAGGCTGTGCCATCATCCTTGGCGACCGCTTTGTATTTCTCACCACCACCCAACAGGGCGTTGAACGCAGCGACGAAAGCAGCTGGGGTGGTATAGTCAGCTGTCGGCATTGTGTACTCAACCACCGACAGAGAACGATCCACATTAAAGGAGAACTTGCGATTGTCAGGTCGTGCTCTGAAGGAGAGTGTATCCTGAGCGCCAATGGGCACTGAACCAGTCACCACAACCTGGAAAACAATCCCCTCACCGATGTTAATCGGATCAGAAACACCAGGTGCACTCTCAACCAGCGTACCTGCACGTACCACCAGGCCATCCGAGTTGCGGATGACCTCATAACCAGCACCACCAACCAGACCACCGAGGCTTGGTGTTGGATCGCTCAGGATGAGGACCGTGAAGGCGTCATCAATCGCGCCAGTGTAGCTGGTTGGACTGCCGAAGATCAGCGTGGCACTGCATGGGCCTTCAGATGGGCTGATGAAGATGTCGTTGTAATCAACAGGACCATTAGGCACCAATGCAGGATGGAAGGACAGTGGATTGGTGGAGTCAATGACGCGGGTGCAGATCCTGCCGAAGTCAATCCCTGTGAACACTGGGATTCTGCCCCAACCATGACCGCGTGCACCAGAAAGGTCAATGCAGACATCAGCAAGAGGGGCTGCTTGTCCTTCTTCGCATTCAACTCCGACTCGTAGGATATAGGCCCTATTCCCTTCCTCAAAATACGCAAGTGCAGCGTATCCGAGGAAACTTTCTGGGAATGGATTCCCAAAATTGTCTATAAACTGCTGTGCATTGGAACAGAAGATAGGTTCCTGGACTGGCCCTTTGTTGGCGGTCCCAATGAAGGCAGGTGTGAGTGCCCCCGTTGCGGCGGGAAGAACACTCAGATCAATCTCCCTGGGGAAGACACCTGGCGAAAGAAAGATTGCCATTGTGTTGATCTCCTCATCACACTAGCATAACTACCCTAGTCAATTTATATTTGCTTTTTATCCAGAGAATTGGAGATCAGTTATGGCCAATAGACGATTATTGCTGGGCAGCTTTTTCCGCAGCTTTTTCAGCCTTCTCGCTGTCATATAACACTTGAATTCTTCTCTGTTTTTCAAGGCGTTCAACCTGCTCTGGCCACAGACGGCTCTTCCTAAACATATGACTCTTTCCTACACCTAGCCGCACGTCTTGTGCACCGACATAAAAATCAACCCCTTTCGGAGGCTTCAGATGAATCGGTATGGTCTGCTTAGAAATATTGAGAATGCGGACTTCACCCTTGCCAGCTTTCGCAACATTCTCCGCCTGAATCTCGCGCATGGTTTTCGGACGCATAGCCATTCGAGTATCTCCTTAACGTGTATTTACTCTGATAACTTACGTACTTGCGCCATGTTCAACACATCCTTACCCAACACAACATCTAGTATTTCACCCGTCACCAACGACTTAGTACCATCCTTCAGAGACATCACACGTCCAAGAATAGAAGGAACAACCTTCTCAGGAATCGGCAACCAACCCTCCATCTGAATACTATAATCATAACGCTTATTAGCACGTTGATCAGGAGGCATCTCATCATCAACTGATACCGTCATACCACTATACTTCAGGAACACACTACCACGCATATGCTCATCCTCAACCATAAACTCAGCCACAGGATTGAACCTAGTTCTAACTTGATAATTGATATATTCAAGATCACGCTTGTGCTCAGCCCACACCGATAGCGAATAATTAATCAACGATGGGATAGGCCGATAGGCAAGAGCGATCCTCGTTCCTTCAGGATCAAGGAAACGCTTTGACATCCAATGAAAATGAGCAGGTGAAAACTTCTGAAAATTAAACTCATCATTTTCACGACGAACTGACATCACAGGAAGAGTAACACGACCTAAACGCAGATCTTGCGCCCAGACCAGATAAGGCTTATCACCACCGCTAATCCTCACACCCATCATCTTAATGCCATCCTTGGTTGGCACCTGGATACCAGAAAAATAGTTCTTCAGACCACGATCCATGGTCCGATAACCAATAGGAAGAAATTCACGAATCTCTTCAGGAAGATTAACATTCTGACGCTCAAACCACAACGTTGTTCTCTTCTCAGCATCTATAGCAGTTGGAATAGCACTAGTGGCTGGACGACGTTGAAGCCTACCGTCCTCATCTTTCTGATCAAAACGCTGATCCGTGAGTTTAGTAGGATTAGTGGATTGATCAAACTCGAAGTTATAAATCATGCCGCAGCTCCTTTTGTCTTAGTTTTAATAGGCATCAACGCTTCCCTTGTAAAAGGTTTTGAACATATGTCTTATCACTTAACTGCTGTTGAGTCTTGCTGAATGCCTGGGTACTGCGCTCAATCTCCTGAGCACGCGCCCCTGTGGGATCTTCTGGTGTAGGCTGGACTCCGACAATGAAATGTCTAACGGTCCTCTTTGCTTCCGGCACCAACTGACCCTGCGAACGTTTTTGTATTTGTGCAATCGCATCTTGAGATAAGGCTACGACCACATGCTGACCAGCTGCGAAGATATGACCTTCCGCAGACTTCATAAACTCATTAACCGATTTGACTTTGTGAACCATTTTCTCACCTAGAATATATTTGGTGAGAGTTATGTTATAGTTGCAACTTCCGAGACCCCAATTCGCTAGTCATGGCTTCCTGTACTGGGGCTTCCTGCGAAGCTGGTGGAGTTGGTGCATCCCTCAGCATCTCATCGGCTGTCATTCTCGATATCATCCCCATCTTCAGCAAAATCTCTATCTGATAAGGATATAACTTAACTGGACTAACTGCCATAGGCTCGGTCCTGATTGGTGTAGAGATAGTAGTTGGTTCCGTTCTTGGAACGGAGATGAGATCACTCTTAGCGGGAAGAGGTCTCTTGAGTATATCGAGAAGAGACAGACCGTGAACAGCCTTGAGATCTTGTAATGCTTCGAAAGAAAAGGAAGCCTTCAGGCTTACTGACAACTTTTCCCGCTCTTCCCGCTTTTCCTTCTCAGCGGCTGTCTCAGCTACTACCGCTTCGTCTTCCATGATGTTAAACTTAGTCCCGGAAAAACAGCCTCATCACCATTCTTATCTAGGATAACCATATTTAGCTCAACACAGGAGTAACATTAATCCGAATCTTCTTCGGAAGCTTATTCTTCGGGTCCCTACACCACATAGCTAATTGGGTATCAGCCCAATCCCTGGCCGTCTTGACATCCTGTGAATCAATGGTCGTCTTCTTCTCATAACCCTTCCCAAGAAACTCAACCAGAAATTTACTCATGGATAGCCTCCAAAACCCCCAATCTTCTTATATCAACTAGGGTCCATCTTGAAATTAACCTGTATACTTGGATCACCAGTAATATTCTGAACCAAACAAGCCCAATATAACCAACGGTATTTGAAATTCCCAACATCGGACGACTTAAGAACACGATAAGTATCAACACGATTATGAATACCATCGCGCAGATCTGTGCTCTGAACCACCGTCAATGTATTATGGGGAACGATTAGAATATCACCCTCAGAGATCATCTCTTTTCCAAATTGCTTAAGTACAGAAGTCCGGGCGAAGTTCACAGTAGTCTGGTTCTGGACATCCACACCCCATCTGGTTTGAGAGATCTCAGCAGGCTCAGGGACAAATTTTCCCTTCAGACGAACACCCACCTTGTATTTTGGGTCAGCATCCTCATCCCAAACCTCATCCTTGTTCCCAGTGTCACGAGTACGCTTATAGACAGTGATCCATGCCCCACATATGTTGATCAACTCCTCAGCTAAACGTTCTGTGTAAGCAATATCAGGATTGCGATGATTATATATCGACAAGAGAGAACTAGTACGTTCAGCATCTGACCTAAAATCAGGTCTGTTATCAATAGTTGAATACTGCTGATGAGGATCAAAGTCAAGAATCGCACTCATAGGCCACCCCCAACTGGCATACCATTTGGCCTATGATCAGGTAATCTGGGATGCAACATCTTCTCCACCTCATCATACGGAGTGCGTGCCATGCACCCATTTATGGAGAAACCAGCACATTCCTTTGGATTGGGCGTAGGTTCCACTTGATTAGGATAATAAGCATGAGCACGTAAGATAGCATACCAATCTGGTAGACAACAGGGAGGGCACACATTACCATAAGGTGGAGGACCCTCTGGTAATTCAACAAAAATTCCGGTTCCTGTGCCTTGCTGCCCACGCGGAGTCATCACTTGTACAATTCTAGACCCTGGTATCAGTCTCAAAACTTCTTGTACTGGGATGACCGATGCGTTACAATGTAAGTTACGTGCAAGAGCTGTGGAGGTCAAACTCGAAATTGGTTCGCACCCAGGCACGCTGATAACATTCCCTGGTAAGATTTCAAGCTTGTTCTTAACTGTGATCGTAGTCGCCTTCATATAATATG